ATCGGCGAGCTTAGCCTGCGCCAAGGCTTGTTTTAATAACTCCGGTGGTAAGTCCTTCATGATCTTATCTAAGGACTTGCCACTATCGCCCACCGCATCCAGCGCCCCGATTACCTTCATAATCGCTGCATACTTTTCACGGTCAGCCGCCTTGCTTAAATCAAGGCTTTCCACATACTTGCGCACTTCCGCTTGGCTATCTAACGCCGCTTCACCCGTTAAGCCTAACTGCCGATTGAGCAAAGCCACTTGCGCCGCTGAGTTGGCCAGCGTCATTTGCTCTTTTTCTTTAGCACTAAAAAATTCGTTGTAATAGATTTGGCTCGCGCTTTTCAGCTGCTCCATCCCACCCATCAGCGTGGCTAAACCCTCCGTGGCTTTGATCGCTTCGGTGCGTGTTCCACCCAGCTGCAAGCCATGCATGCGCAACTGCGGCAGCAACTGCACGATTTCAGCCCGTAACGCCGCCCTAGCCTGCTGCTCCACCTTCGCCGCATCCGCCACCGCATCCAAAGAACCCGCCACTTTGATCGCTTCCGCATAGGCTTTTCGCCCTGCTTCGGTCGTCAAATCCAAGCCCAGCGCGTATTTTTTAAAAGCTTCGTGGCTCGTGATGGCTTCTTTCCCACTCAAACCAAGGCTTTTATTCCACTCCGCGACCGCGATGGAAGCTTGTTTGAGCGTGGCTTGCTTGCGCTCTTCTTCACTGAAAAATTCTTGATAGAACAAGTCATTCGCGGCTTTCACTTGATCGATGCCGCCCATGAGATTAGTCAAACCCAGCGCAGCCGCTAACGCTGAATCGTTCGTCTGTCCCAAATTCAAATGCAGCGCCTGTAAACTCGTCACCAGCCCTGACTGCGCCACCTCTGATAACTTCGCAAACTCAGCAATAATTTCTTCGGCGGTGAGCTGAGTCATATCCCGACCGCTAGCCATCGCCTTTTGCAATTCTTCCGGCAGTGCAGCAAAGACGGTTTGATAGCGTTGCTTGAGCAGCTCGGCAGTGGAGAAGCCTTTCGTTTCTAAGCCGCTTAAAGCGGCTTTGATTTTGCCAACGCTATTCGGGATCGTCTGAGCAATCATCGCGTCTAAAGCAGCCATCGAGTCGAGCATTTTATGAAACTCAGGCACGAAACCCTGCTGGCGACCAATCTTATTGGAGTGATCGGTGGCGCCAATCAAACCTAAATCCGTCTGCCGCCAATGTTCCTTACCCGCATGCCCGCCTTGGCCTGTGAGCTGTTGCCCTGATTGCATCCCTTGGCTAAACACCAAGTTGCCCTCTTTCTTGAATAAACCTTTGATCAGCGTACCAATGCCCGCGATTAAGCCACCGCCAAGCAGTGAGCCTAAACCACCTCCCAATAAGCCACCCAAGCCGCCAAACAGTCCACCGATAGAGCTGCTGAGTGTTTTGGATAAGCCACTAAATGCCGTACTCAGTCCATCACTCAGCGGCTTGAGCGCATTCGATAAAATGGGCTGCACCACATGCTGCTTAAATAGCCCCGTCAAACTCTGCCCTAAATGGCTAAAATCGAGTGCCATGAACGAGTCGGTGAGTGCTTTATTCATATCCCCAGCCAGACTCTTAAACTGCTCACTCACCGTCACTGCCACGGTCGTAGCCGCTTGCACCGCCTTGCCCCCAGCGCCTTCAATCCCTACCGCTAAGCCCGTAGAGACTTCAATCCCTAAGCCTGCCATTAAGCGCGAGGGCGAGTGGATCTGGAAAAAGCCTTTCACACTGCTATAAACATCGCCCGCCACCGCCTTCGCTTGACTAACCGCAGCGGCTGCTCCCTCAGCAATGCCGCGCGCCAATCCTGAGAGCATGTCCTTGCCGATGCTCGCAAAATTACCCACGCTATGACGCAAAGCCGCCAACACGTCCGCGATGAAATTAGCAACGCCGGTTTTGATCGTTTTCCAAGCGCCTGCAAAATCACCTTGTAATGCTTGTGTACCCACCTGAATAATGGCTTTGATCCCTGCCCAACCGGTGCTGACAATGGTTTTTAAAGCAGTCCATGCACCCGTAAAAATGGTTTTGACTGCCTCAAACGCCACCACATGCGCTTGGCGAAAGCTATTTAAGCCCGCACTGACCGTAGGCAACATCGCAGCCCAAGCACTCGCCGCACTTTGTTTGATGCTGCCCCAAGCGCCACTCACACTCGTGCTGACTTCAGTCCAAGTCTTCGAAATACCTTGAGCTAGGCTGCTATCAAGTACAGCGGACTTAATGCCCGCCCAAGCACTGCTCACCGTCGCTTTGATGCCAGTCCATAAGCCATTCCACCAAGCGGCTATTTTGTCCCAATGGGTGTAAATCAGCACTGCACCGGCTGCAATCGCTGCCACCGCAGCACCCACTGGATTAGCGATCGCCGCCATGCCTAGAATCCTAAAGGCAGTAGCCGCAATCCCCAAGGCGCTCACTAACGGGCCTAAAGCAAACGAAAAGGTACTAATCGCAGCCCCGACCAAACCGAGCGCTAATTTAGTGGAGGCACTCGCCGCCAATAAACCACCCAACGTGGCTAAGAAAATCTGCACCCCCGAAGCGGAAGCAGTCGTCGCCGGATTCAGCAAGCCCAAGGCTTCCCCCACTTTACGAATGCCATTACCCGCTGCACTGAAAACAGACACCACAGCTTCCCAGTGTGAAACGACAAAACCCACGGGCGTAAACGCAGCCACCGTTTTGAGCGTGTCCCAATTTGCAATTAAGAGCTTCACCGCACCGACGACATTGTGCACGATACTAATCACCGGCTGCATGGCTTCACCCATGCTATTCCCTAAGTGTTCAGCACCACCAGCGCCCGCGAGTACCGTGCTAATTTCTGCATAGCCCTTTTTCAATTCCGCTAGCATCGGGCCAATAAAACCTTGTCCATAACCCCGCCCAAAGTCAGCGGCGCTGGAGACAAACTGATGCAGCGTGGGGTAGGCGCTTTTAAATAGATTATTGAAAGCCACACCCCAGCCTCCACTCTCTAAATCGGCTTTGAAAGTTTTGAGGCTGGTATCCACCGCTGCTGACCAAGCTGCAAGCGGTGCTTGGGCATCGATGAAGAGCTGGCGAATATTAGGCCCAAGGGTGTTGACGACATTCGCGCCGACTGCTGATAACTGCGTCTGCACGCCCTCTAAGCCGACCTTAAAATAGGATAACTCGGTGTTGGTCTGCTGCATCGCCGCGAGCTGTGCATCAGTTTGAATAGCCCCCACCGCAGTGGCATAGTGCATAATTTCATTAAACTTTTGCCCACTCTTTTCGAGTAAAGGCAGCAGATGGGCAGCATCATCCGAGATCCCCGCCAGCACGCTACTTTTCTGTGCATCCGTGAGTTTACTTTTAGAGAGCGCATCGCCAATCAGCAGCAGAGCTTCATCGGCCTTTTTACCTTTTAACTCATCCACCGATAAGCCAATACTTTGCATCGACCCTGCAAAGGCTTTGCCATCCTCTGTGCCTAAGGATTTGACTGAAGTATTGAGCTTTTCAAAGACTTTGGACATATCGCCAAATTCATTCATTTCGGCTTCAATGCCTTCGAACCGCGCCGCTAAACGCCAGCCTTGGAGTGATTGCTTGCTGACTTCGGTGGAGCGATGCAGATTTTCCAGCTCTTTCGAGACTGCCGCCACATTAGCCGTGGATAAGGCCGTACCAAACGCCAAGCCTGCGACCGCCGCCATTTGCCCCATTACCGGCACTGCACCCGCCACCGCCGCTGATAAAACAGCAACCGCTGATTTCGTGGCCAAGAGCTTAGCGGATAAGCCCGAATGAGCTTCAGCCACGTCAAGCACTGACAATTTGAACTTACCCATCAAGTGATCATTGCGCTCCATCGCAGCCCCTTTAGCTGCGATAGCCCTTTCCACTTTTTCGGCTTGCTTAGCAAGCTGTTCGAGTTGTTGCCCTGTGTTTTCAGCACTCAAGCCCGCCGACTCCATGCGCTCTTTGCTGCGCTGAAGACGCTCTTCGGTTTTACCCAATGCCGTATTGAGCTTTTCAGCCTCACGTTCGGCAGCAGCCAGTTGTTTGCTTAACTGGCTGGTCGAGTTATTCGCAGCGGCTTGGCGCAGTTCATCCACTTTTTGCCGAGCTGCTTCTAAGCGCTGTTTGGCGGTTTCCACATTTTGCGTGTCGATCTCAAACTTTTTGAGCAGCGCTTGCTTACGCTTTAACTCCGAAAGCTCCTCCCCCAACGCATTGATTTTGGCTTGCGCGGAGGAAAAGGCCGTAGCAAAGTCAGCGCCAAGGCGTGCACCTATTTCTAAGATTAATTTGCTATCGGCCATTGTCCCGTTTGCTCTTATTGTTGGGGAATCGCTTCAATCCATTCCAATATTTCGGAAATTTCCAGCTCGCAAATCTCCAAAAAACTGCCATGCGCATGTGAAGCTAAGATCAAGATTAAGCGCCGTAAATCAGCTTTATTTACGTTGAGGCTGCTTCTTGCGAAAGGTATTGAACACTTGCTCCAAGCCCAACCAATCGGTGAGCAAATCCATCCCCAGCAAGTCTTCGATGCGATAACCGACCAAGCGCGCCATACCATCGCTGACTTTCTCGTCCTTGAATTGCAAGGCATCTTTGGCCTTGGGACGTTGTAGGGTGAGCCGATCAATCGTCTTACCGTTAATCACAATCGGGTATTTTAAGATCAGCGTGTTGCCGTCAATGCTTGGCTTATCCTTAAAAGACTTATTCAGCACACTCAGCATTTCGACCATATCGAGTTCAGCATCCAACTCTTCAATCACCTCCAGCGGCTGCTCTGTAATCGCCGCCAGTAAACGCAAGGTCACCTCATACGGTGAATTATCATCGGACTGCCATTCCGCCACTTGCTTGTCGCGTACCGTAGGACGACGTAACCATAGCTCGCTAAGCTCGCCCTGCTCTGTATGAATCGGAAACTCTAAGCGATAGCGCTTTTTATCGTTCTGCAATTTGGCGCTAGCCAAATCAATCACCTCACCGCTGCTAGTGGGTGCTGTGAGAGTGTTATCTACCTGATTGTCTGAAGTCATGGTGTTAGATCCTAATAAATTATTCCGAAAGCCTGAAAAAGCAGCCCACCCGAGAGCGGGCTGAACTTCAGACGCAGTGGCATACGCTGTGCCACGCTTGCAATGAAACTTAGCCTAAGAAGCTGCGCTCCTCAGGGTCTTTAATGACATTGACGTCATAGTCAAAAATCACGGTGCCATTAATTTCGTAACGGAATTTATGGCAGCTAAAGGCGTATTTAATTTGGCGCTTTTCACCCAACTTGACCGCACCAAAATCCAGCTCTTTGAAAAAACCGACCGCGACAATATTGTGTTTGCCGTTTTCACAGTTCTCTAAGTTCTTATAAATTTGCCGCAGATTCAGCGTGCGCAAGCCTTGGCATTGACCATCAAAACCACCCAATACGCTGGCTCGCAATTCGCTAGAGGTGATATTGATGACCAACACCTCTTCGAGCACATGCATCGAGTACTCCACCGGCCCTTGTTGCCCTGGCTGGCGGTCTTTTTCTACTTTGAGCTTGAGGCTCGGCAATTGCACATCGCCAGCCCCAATAAACTCAGTTCCGTTCTCATACACCTTCATGTTTTTGAGAACAGGTGGTAATTGCATCGTCATACCTTGCCCCTTAGCCCAATAAATTAATCAAATAATCCTGCGTGATCCGCAAAACAATCCCCGGCTGCTCATTGGGTGGTGGCACAGTAAAGTCGACATACAGCCATGACTTACCCTCGCCCAAGGCTTCGGTGCTATTGCGAGTGGGGTGTTTCATCACCCGTGAGCCTTTTAGCAGCTGCCCCGCCTTCACCAGCGCATCAATTTCGAGCTGGATCATTTCAATACGGTGATCAATCAATTGCTGCGAGATCAAACCATCGGTTCGGGCAAACTCATGCACATGAATGCGCTTGGCGATGTAATCCGCCATCCGCACCGCAGACTCGTAATGCCAGCGTGGATCGGTGGCGGTGGTACGATTCCCCCAAAAGCGCACGCCTTGCTCACGGCGCAGGGTGGTAATGTGGCTCGCATTCAGGAAATTGCCGGTGCTTTCGCGGCCAAAGTAGTCCACGGGTGTGCTCACGCGCAGATCACTGGCAAAGCTTTCTGCCAGCGCCACATTCGAGAGGGTTTTGGCACGCCCACCGAGGGCATTATCTGCATCGATTTTGGAGCGTAAACCTAAAGCCACTGCCGTGGCGTGCACGACTGCATCCCCACGTTTGAACTCAGGCCAGATCAGCATTAAACGCTTATGAGCGTATAAATTGCGTAGCGCCAGCAGCTCAGCTCGGGTCGCACCACGGTTAGCCGCATACACAAAGCCACCCACGCGATCCGCAACCTCTAAGAGCGCAGTCAGCACTTCATGACTGTCATCTAAGCCAGGTGCACCCAGAATTTCCGGTGTGAGATCAAACTGGCTTTGGGTGGTCGCTAATAAACTCGCACCTTCAGCCACATACGCTTGCTGCTCGGTGACATCCGTACTACTCGGCACGCGCACCACAAAGACCTCAGGCACAATGCCTTGGCCATAAATAGCGTGGAGCGTGCTGGCTAAAGTGCCGGTGCTACCCGCTTGTGCTACGAGTGCTGGCGTCGCGCGTGCGACCGCAAGCTCTGGGAAAGCGGACACATCGGCATCATCTGCAATGGCGACGAAACCAATGGGCGTGGTTGCCGGTGAGCTAGCACTAGTCGGCGTATTTTGAGCCTCTTCAATCAGTGGCCCATGAAAAAAATCATCAATCGTTGGCATAACTGCCTCCTGTATTGGACAAGTCCGCCATCACGGCGGGTAAACGAAACGGTGTGTACTAGTTTGATTGAGTGCTCTGCTCTCTGATTATTTTCGCTACCTCTGTCATTGCTAGCAGCGCCTCCACAACAGCATCCTCATCTGTTTGCTGCTGTGCATGCTGCACAGTAAGCAATTCCCCGCGCTCCAGCATCCCCTGCACTCGCTGCATCAGAGGTAGTGCGGGCGCTACTGCTGCACGGACGTCGGCTAGCGTTTGTGCTGTTGCCAAATTTTTGAAAATTTGCATTTGGATATTTAGAGTCGCAGAGAGTGCGTTGGCGGTTTTTCCGAGGAGACTTGGCATATCTGCAATCTCAGCAATTGATTCGCGTGTTTTTTGCAACTCAATGTTTTTGACATAATCACTAATATCCTTAGCCGATGGCTGCTCAATCAAATTAGTATCAATAATCATTGCACTAAATCCTTGTAGTTGAATTGATTAAAAATTGTGATTTGATTTAGCCGAAAACTACAATCGCCGCCGAATCCCGCAATCGACTGTGCGGTAGCACCAGCCACGACAGGCGTGTTGATGAAACGCACAAACAGAGCACTGTAAGCATGATGATTAGTTTTTAATATCGGCATGTAGCCGCGCCATGCTGCCGCCCACCAGCCCCCCTGCCGGATCAAATTGATTTGACCAGCCGCCAATCTACTGTCAATCTCCTCAGACGTAGATTCGTGATTAGCAAAAACAAACTCCATCACACTCATTGATTTATCAACGGAGTACTGAGGCGTGTTGTACGTGCCCGGATGGTATGAATACACTGAATGAAAATCGGCAATGGCGAGCGTGTATTCCGCTGCTGTGTAAGTTGTTTCTCCGGTCGCTAAAGCGTCTACTAAAAACCACGGCGACTGACTACTACCGCCGTCATTATATCCGGCGGGCATGTATTTTGATTTTGCAAAAACCCTTGCATTGTCATAACGCAATAGGACACGATCTACGAGTTTTTTATTTAAATCATTGAGCGAGTTATCAATTGTCGTTGTTAAATTAATTCGAGCCGCTTCATGTCGCCCCGATTCCCCCCGCCAAAAATTCGCCGCATCGACATGCTGCTGGGTACTCGCTCGTAAATCCTCGTAGTATTGTTGTTCGGATGTGCCGCTCATACGTCCCTCCGGTTAATTTTCAAGGGCAGTCAATCGTGCGTTGATTGACTGCAAGTCTTGGTTTTGTTGAATAAAATGGGCTGACATTGCACCCACTGCGTTATTCAGCGTCAGTAGTTCCCGCGTCAGGAACATCTCTAGCGGCAAATGGCGATGGATAATCTCAATGCTATTCGCGGGCAAGGTTGCTAATACGATATTGACTGCGAGCAGCGCGTTGTCGAGCACGGCGGTCACTGCATAGAGCGCCTGTGTCGGGTGTCCGTAGATGGCTATCGTCTGCTGATCAGCGTCGCAGATGGCAAACTCGCTGAAATTAAAATCCTCCCCACTGTGAAGTTCTTTTAGATCAATCACACACTGCCATTGGTAGGGCGTAATTTTTCGGGCATTAAGGATTTCGACATAGCCAACGGGGTCAGCTAGGTTTTCGGTTGTTGCTCGTCCTGCGTCATCGAGCTGGATGGCCTGAAAACCTTTGCCCACTCGAATGTATTTGATGGGGATGCTCACGCCGGGGGTAACACCGAGTGCGCGTTGTAGCCCTAGCACAGTGGCATAAGGTTGGATATTGATCATAGTGTTAGCTCCAGTCGATGGAGGGTAGTTAGCTGCGTGCTCATGCCTAAACACCACACAGTGGGCAGTGGGTTTGATTCGATATGGCTAGGAGTAGCATCTATTTTTTGTAAAGTAATTAATTGCCCCGACAGCCCCATGCCCATTTGGGCAGGCTGTGCATGGGTTTGTGTGCTATTTTGCGCTGCCTGAGTGCGCTGGAGTGCCATCATTTGTGCGCTCATGCCTAGCCCTGCCGTCACAGGAGAGGCAGCAACCGCTAGTTTAAGGGTGTAGTGAATGCTGGCGCGCTTGCTGTTATTGAGTTGCTCGATAAGGTCACGGACCGTAGTCGGGCCGATAATCATGCTCGCGTCAGGGATTAGAGTCGTGTTAATCCAGAGCGTTACCTCCATCGTTCCGTGCTCGCCCTGTGGCTCTTGCTGCCACCATTCTTTGATCTCGACCTTTACACCCAACGCTAGCAACGCATCTTCTACCCCGCCGCGCGTTCCTTTGTGAGTGTGCACTGCAATACTATTCGCAACGACCGCGCGTTTAGTGGCTTCTGGCCAAACATCATTCCAAGTATCGACTGAGTAGGCATAAGCGAGCCATGGTAAAAACTCCAGTGGGCAGGTCCACGGATCATGTAAAGCTTTGATCGTTTGCGGATTGAGGCGGCGGCAATACTTTTGCGCCATTTCTTCTTCCAGCGCCAATTCAGCGGCACTGGGATGGGGTAATAAAGTTCTAAATTCGCAGCTCATAGCGTGGCCTCGACTAAGGTAAACGAGTCACAATACGGCGCTTGCATTACCCCGACCGCGAGGGGCAAATTTGCGGGTGTTTGAATGCTGGCACGATAAACGCCCGGTTGATGTAAAGCGGCATCTATCGCTGAGCGATGGATGCCGTGGCCAATGCGCTCAGATTGACTGCGGTAGTTCATCCATGCCGTTTCAATGGCGGCTTTGACGGCGGCGGACGAGGGGCCGGGGTAATACGCTACTTCAGCAGTGAGTTCATAATGCAGTATCTCGGCACTTTGCACCGTCACTAAATCACCCAGAACACGGGTATAACGGCTGTGAATATAGTCCTCGACAGCCGCTAATAGATCTGGTGTAGCCGTGCCATCCCGCTCATGTGAGAGCACACTAATCACAATCTCGCAGGGATTGGGGGAGATGACCGCCGCATCTTTGACAAGACCAGAGGCGGACAGCGTATTAAACAAATACCAGCCCATACTACCGCCCCGCGCATAGTTTTCGATCATTAGCAGTGTGCGTTTGCGCAAAGCGGCATCCGATTCTAAAACGGCGGCAAGGTTGGTAGTCGCAGGGCTAATGACGAGGCGTGAAACGCCATAGTTAGCCGCTAAATGATCTAAGTTAGCGCCAGTGGCATAAGCAATCAGAAAGTCTTTGGCCAATTGATTATGGGCATTATGCAACAATAGCTCTCCATAGGTATCGGCCTCGATAATCCGCGTCGCCGGGTCAGACGACAGGTCTAAGTAATACAGTCCCGCTTCTTGATCGGCAGGGATTTTCCAGTAGCTTTCCGTGTCAGTTTGGATCAGCGTGGCCTGCTTCAACACTGGCTGACCATCGATAAGAACTAAGGGACGCAGTCCGTTGAGGGTCTGTTTACGCTCAGTGATGAGCGCCTCGTAGCTCAGTTTTTTTAAAACTTCAGGCGCCGGTAACTGGCTTAAATCCTTGTCATGATAAGGTTGGTCGATCATAGCGCCACCCCTAGTTTTACCGTTGAGCCTAGATATTCTCCTGCTAATTCCACCCACCATTTTCCGTGCGCGGCCTCGCTTTGGCTTCGCAAGCGCGGGGTCACTTGTTGTAATTTAAAGCGGGGTTCCCAGCGCTCCAGTGTATCCGCAATGGCGGCAGTCCATTGCAATACTGTGTGCGGATTAAGCGGTAAATCGAGCAATGTAAATAAGCGGCTGCCGTAATTCCGACGCATCACTCGTGATCCAATCGGAGTCAGTAAAATGTCAGTAATTGACTGTTCGAGGTGTTCTACTCCAGTGATTAAGCGCCCCGTCTGAGCTTGCATGCCTTGTTGTTGAGCCTTCACCATCAGCTTTGCTCCAGCATAGCCAGGCGTTGTTCAAGCTGAGCTAACTTAGCTTGTAAGGCCATATCACGCCCCAAACACAGCAACACGCCTTGCTCGGGTTTACCTTGTGGGGCAATCAATAAGCAGGCCTCACCTACGCTAGGCGCCAGACGATTCAGCACTGGCAATAAAGGACTCATAAACTCACCCGAGGCGGTTTTGACCAAAGCATGAGCCTTGCTCTCCTGTACTTGGCTTAAGTGCCCAAACGCCAAGCTGTTATGCACCATCCGGCTTAAGTCAGCGACTTGTTGGAAGCGGTCAATCACTTCACGCCCTCCATCAATTGCTGGAGCACGATGGCCTTGATGTGCTCGGCATCCTCCGCATTAATACCCAGCAACTCCCGCACGGGTAGATCACTGGTGTAATGCGGATAAGCGACTGAACGACCGAATTGATGATTACTGGCCACCCAGCCCATGCGCCCGCTAAAGCCCACTTGGGCGAGATCGTTTTGCAACCAGCGCTGCAAATACTCCGGTAAGCGTGGGAACATCTTGCCCTTCCACGCATCGGTACGCGCCGCCATCGCAGCACCCTCCGGAGTCACATTGGCGCGGATCCGCTTGCGATTCACTTGTAGGAGGTATTGAGCGGCCTTAGCCAAGGCTTTGCGCCGACTCACCGGCCCTGCATTGCGATATAAAATGGCGAGCGCTTCCGGCAGCTTTAAACCTTCGGCTAGCATGTCACCACCCGACCGGTCGGAGTATTGCGGCTCAGTTCAACCAGCTCCAGATCAATGAAGAGATCGAAGCTGGCTTGATTATTACGCTCTAACATACCGGTCAGCTCCGCGTTTAAGCCCTCGCTTTGTAACCACGCCAAGAGGTTGTCCACCACATTGTCTGGCTTTAATTGATTCTTACAATGCACGGTCAGGATATAGTCCCGCCGAATTTTAAAATCATGCTGGCTGGCTGCGGGTACCAAACCCTGAGGTGCTTCCAGCACAAACTGCTCGGTTTCATGAAACTCAGCACCGGCTTTAAAGCGCGGAATCGTGACGGCAAAGTCCTCGGTCGGAATCTGCAAGGTCTGTGCTAAATACTCTTCCAGTCGAATTAAGCGCTCTAGCATCAAATCAACTCCATGAAGTCTGTATTGCAAAGTGCCCGTAAATGACTCAAGTATTGCCCCTGCCAATACGCGGCGGCTTCTTCATACACCGCGGCTTTAGGCACGGCATAGTCCTTGGTATCGGTGGAGCGATAGCGGCTCGTTAAGAGCTGCATAGCCTTGCAATACACCGCTAAGCGGTAGCTTGCGACCACCACCGACTCGCCGTTGATCTCCGCACTGGGAACCGCGACTAAGCTTAAGTAACCCGCCTTTACCCACGCACAGACCGGCTCGGTCAGTTCGCTATTCACGACCTGCATCGCTTCCACTAAACAGGCTTCACGACGCGCTGAGCTGTAGCTCTGATCAAGTTGGTACTGCGCCTCAAAGCCAGCCGCATCCATATCCGGACAAAAGCCATCATTCGCTACATAGCGTGGCGCTGGAGTGACCGGTTCCGGTGCGGAGGGTGCTTCGACAAATAAGTAGCTCGTGGTCATTCGTCATCTCGCAAGTCTTTGCCCCGCGCCATGCGCAATAAATCCCGCTGGAGTTGGTCAATCTTGTCCCATTGACGTTTCACAATCAGACCCATAATCAAAACCAAGCCTCCCAGAATCCCCGTTACACCCAAATCTTGGATCGCTGCCGCTGCATCGACGATCTCAGTCATAGCGCTGACCTTTTGAATTATTAATGTTTAATCAGCTTGCCGGTTTTCAGGTTCAGCCCGTGCTGCTCTTGCCGGTCGAATAAAATATCGGTCAGCACCTTTAAGCCCGTGGTAGAAATGAGCAAGACAAAGCCCAAGCCCGCGGAACCCTCCAAGCCAGGCCAGATGCTTACCATCAGGCAAGCAAATGCAAACCCGTAGGCTAAATAAAACCAGCGACGATAATCACTCCGCTCCACAAATAAGCGAATTGCACAGACCAGAATCACGCCATAGACCACTAACAACAGCAGATCGGTCATGGAGCACCCCCTAAAACAGCCCCACCCTCTCTCAAGTCATGATCAGACGGTTTTTCTAACACCGTTGCTGACTCAGAGAGGGCTGGCTGCGTGCGAGGAGCCTGTTTTTCCAATTCTTTGATCTTGCCTTTGACGCCGATATCCCCTTTTAAGGCATCGGCGTGGCGGTAATAGTCGAGCGCTAATCCAGCGTCACCGTCGCGCTCTTTCAGCTGGGCGGCGAGTTTGTAAAAGTGTGCACTGATGATGTCTTTGGCAGTCAAGGGCCACGCAAACACACGATCAAATGCCCACCAGAACACGGTTTCCACGCTCTGATCATCAACTTTGAACGCCTCATTCGCCGCTTGCACAATGCTATCGGCTAACAAGGTGGATAAATTCCGCTTGGTCCAAGTGATGATTTGCTGGGTTTGGATGGCATAGTCGGCTAGCACCATAAACCAGTCATAATCGCCCGCATCCCATGCCCAGATAGTATTCAAGACCAAGACCTCGTTTTGAGTGGTCTGGCCTTGCTCCATCCATGCTTGTAGATAGCTGCGATACTTCACCAACACTGCGCGTTTGGCTCCATTGCGTTCCACATGGTCCGTGGGATAAGCCGCCTTTAAATGCGCTTTATCCTGTTGGCAGGCCGCGACGAGGAGTTGATACTCCTGATCGCTGGCGACGAAGCCTTGCTGTTGTTGCTGGCGAGCCTTAGTAATGGCCTGTTGTTGGGCACGAAAGGACTGGAATCCCATGCTAGCTCCTTAGTCAATTGTCCAGACGTCAGACGCGGCGGCCCAATTGCCCTCCTCGTCTTTCATCTGAATCGCATCCGGATGCACACACACCGCACCTTCTGCCGCCTCGACCACGTAGTCTTCACGCTCGAAGATATATTCGACCAAGCCTTTTTTCTCGTGATCATCTTCCATCAGCTTCCGGCGCATACTGCCCTTCTGGTAGTAGCGGGATAAGTTGCTCAGCTCAGTCAGGAAGATACCGCGACGTGGAAATTCATCCGACTTCACCCGCAAGGTTTCGCCGAAGGTTTGCTTTTGCAGCAGATCTTCCACCGCACGGCGCTCGCTCGGTTTAGTGTGATGCTCGTTCCCCAGTAGCTCGACGTTTTCAGTAATGGTGAGCTCATCACCAATCAGCACCCGTAAGCCAGTACGGTTTTGGTATAAGCGATGCAGCTTTTCATAGCGCAGGTAGTACACCAGCTGGTTTAAGTTGCGGAAATCCGCATCAGGATCAGTCGGATCAATCTTGATCGGGACAATCGCACCCGTACTATCAATGCCCACCACATTTTCCGGATATTCTTCGATCATGAATTGGAAGAAGCCCTTATTCACGTCCTGCAACAGCGGATGCGCGAGGGCATCGGTATTTTCCACATTGGCTTGACCGTTCCACATCAGCAATAAACGATCGCGGGCTTGGGCAAACATCACTTGATTGCGGTAGCGTTGATAGAAGTCAGGTAGATGTGCCCACTGATCGATCTTGTTCCAGGTGATGCAGGTATCTTGCTCGACTTCAAAACACTCGAAGCTCCGCTGGACTAAGCCGGTCGGATCAGTGGGACGGCGCTTACTGCCTTGGGCATTCGCGGTGGTGGTGCGCTTGGTAATCGTGTTCGGTACACCAAAGCCTAAAATATCGCCCTTAATTTCCTTCACCGAGACATTATTGACTTGGCTTAAAAAGGCATTGGATTGCATGATTTTATCCTCAATGCTTTGCTCCACGCGGGGAGTCACATTGAAGGATTTCGTCGGGTTTTGCCCGCCGTTTTGCTTGTGGGTAAACGCAAGGATCTGATCGACCGCTTTGCGCACTTCAGGTGTCATAGACATAAAGAAATCCTGCTTAATTCGGGACTAGGCCGTCCTCACGACGGGCTAGGCTATTAATTAGTAATCGTACTGCCATTCAGCGGGATTGGCTGGATCAGCGCTACCGGTATTCACAGGCACAGCCGTCGCTTGACCATTGGGCTTAGCCGCAAACTCCTCTAGCTTCTTGCTGATCAGCTCACTAACTTGTTCAGCAGATAAACCTACCATCACCGGTGCGACTGGTTCAGAGACGGTCTTGTCTGGTTTGCTAGTTTCAGCGGGCTTTGTCAATTGAGCACTTAATGCTTGGATGGCTTCCAACTGCTGTTTTTGCAGCTCTTCAAACTTGGTAAATTGTTCAGGTGTCATGGGTACATCGACCTCGGTTTTTTTTGATTCTTTGGATTCTAATGAAAAGAACTTGGCAAAAGGCTTAAACCATTTAGGCATTTGCTCAGCAGGATCATTCAGATCCGCCGCAAAACCTTCGGGTACGGTGCGGCAAATACGTTCAGCGTGCTCGAGGGCGCTAAGATGCACCTCTTGCGTACCGATGCTGGCAGGATTATTGGTCATGAGTAGACCGATTAAATAAGCGCTGCCTTCATCCTTGTAATTGGTGTGGATCTCCATACTGCTGTGTTGGAGTTGCCCTGCGCGATTGAGCTGCACTAATTCAGGCGTGGGTTTTAAGCGTAAAAACAACGCTAAGCGGCCTTGCTCATCCTTGCCCGCTTTCACCGCAGTCACATGACCATAGGTGGTGAACTTGTTCCCATGATCCCAAGCCCAGACCTGGGCTTTATATTCGCCGACCGGATCATAGAGTCGCGCCATATCTTTGAGCCATTGCTCTTCAATTTGACGACCATCAATGGTTTTGCCCGCTGTTCCTACTTTAATCCAGTCGGTCTCGTAAGCCACGCCGATGCCTTTGCTGTCATATTAAGGCCTTTAGTATCGAGACACTGCCCTGATCGCTGCAAGGAGCAAAATGTCTAGATCAGCCCATCTAGACATTTTTGTGAGTGACTCGCACCACCATGCTGCATAAGGTCAGCAGCATGACAGCCAATTACAAGAAAAAAGAAGCTTACTCAGCCGACACCATTGAAGCTGCCCGTCTGCGCTGGCTGGATGGTGTGTCAGTGTTGGAGATTTGCCAGCAACTGGGGATCAATAGCCGCAATGTGGTCTACAGCTGGCGGGATCGCTTTGAATGGGAAGCACAGCGCCTCCCTGAAACTGCCCTCTTAGTCACGACGCGCAGTTTCAACCGCATTATGGATCAGGACAAAAAGTCTGAGGCGGATTGGCTCGAGTTGAATCGCTTGGCTGACATCTTAATCAAACTTGAAAAAGCGGATGCGTACCGCCGTGGTGATTACATTGGCGAAGGTCGCCCACCAGGCATGAAGACCGGCGAAGGCAAAGCACGCAAGAAACGCCAACGCAATGATGTCAGCGCCATCACGCTTGAGCAGTTGCAAGCGGTGGAGGATCAGATCCTTTATCCTCATCAAAAGATTTGGATTAAAGCGGGTGAAGATCCACTCACCTCCCTGATTCGCTTTATCCTCAAATCCCGCCAGATTGGCGCCACTTATACCTTCGCGTGGGAAGCGTTTAAAACGGCGATACTGAGCGGACGCAATCAGATTTTCATCTCGGCCACCCGTGCCCAAGCCGAGGTGTTTAAAGCCTACATCAGTATGGTGGCGATGGATCACTTCGGCTTGGAGCTATCGGGAAATCCCACGCGCTTAAGTAATGGGGCGGAATTGCACTACTTAAGTCCGAATAGCAATGCGCAATCGCGCTCAGGTGATGTCTACTTTGATGAAGTGTTTTGGACCAAATCCTTTGCCAAAATGGAAGAAGTCGCCGCCCCGATGGCAACCTTAGATGGCTGCAAACTCACCTATTTCAGCACACCCTCGGCGATCTCGCATGAGGCCTATGAAATCTGGAGTGGGAAGCGCTTCACTAAATTCAACCCCAAGGTCAAGATTGATGTAAGCAAACACAGTGAACTCACCCAAGGCCGCTTGGATGGCGATGGCATCTGGCGCTGTGTGTGCACCATTCACGATGCGATTGCCCTAGGCTGGGATCGTGCTAGTGTGGAGAAGCTACGCTTTAAAACGCCTGATCCGGAGCGCTTCAAGAATATCTACGAGTGCCAATTCGTGGATGATACCAATAGCGTGTTTAAGCTCTCAGAGATCCTCGCTTGCTCGGTGGATGTGGCGAGCTGGATCGACTTCAAACCCGATGCGGATCATCCGATTGGCTCGCATGCCTGTTCCTTGGGCTATGACCCCGCCGGTACCGGTGACAATGCTTCGGTGGCGATTAGCACCAAGCCCGAAAGCATTCTGGAGAAATTCAGGTTGGTGCATAAGGAAGTGTGGAAAAATATGCGTGGCCCTGCGCAAGCCGCCCGCATTGAGCGCTTCTGTGCACAGTTTGTGATTGAGGATATGGAGATCGACGACACTGGGGTGGGTATTACCGTGGGTGACTTTATTGAGCCGTTTTTCCCGTATGTGAAGCGGATTCGCTACAGTCCCGACTATAAAAGCCGCATGGTGCAAAAGTTTCAATCCCTGTTAGCGGCTCAGCGCTTTGAGTACGATGAAGAGGATAAAACTTTGCCGCTGGCCTTTATGACCGTGTTCCAAACCATCACGGATAAAGGCGTTATTACCTACGCGAGCAATCACAGTGAGGATGTTGGCCACGGTGATGAAGCATGGGCGGTGATGCATTCCTGTATGTGCGAGGCACTCAATCCGGCCAGCCGCAGGAACTTTAGTTTAGATATGTATTAACCCGTCGTGAGGACGGCTTGACCCTTAGTAGGTAGACACAATGGCAGCAACAATGGGAGCCGATGGGCTAATTCAATTCACGCCCGATTCGCAGGAATCCGTTTCATTTTATGAGTTTGGCCACGGTGCATTTGGTGAGCCACGCTCGGCTGTCAATGCGCATGAGCTGATCGACTACTTAGGGGTGTTTTTATCGCCCCATGACTACTACAGCCCACCAATTAGCTTGCGTGGACTGTTGCAACTGATGCGCGCGAATCCGCACCACGGCGCACTCCCCTCGTTTAAAGCCAATCTTTTATGTAAATACATGGAAGACAATCGAGCCATCAGTCGGCGTGACCTCAAACAGGCTGGCATTGATTATTGTGCGATGGGCAATGCTTACTTTCAGGCGATCACCAATGGCTTTGGCCAAGTCATCCAAGTTAAACACTTACCAGCCGTCTCCATGCGTGTGAAAGCGGATGGCCATTACTGCATGCTCTTGCAAGATGGCAAACGCTTGGATTTTAAAGAGGGTGAAGTGATTCACCTGAAAGACTACGAACCCAGCCAACAGGTTTACGGTGTCCCCTATTGGTTTGGCGCTGTGCAATCCATTCTCTTAGGTGAAGATGCGCGCCTGTTTCAACGGCGCTTCTTCTTGAATGGTGCGCACATGGGCAACTTGTTTGCCACCTCTGGTCTCACCCCGAAAGAAGAGAAAACCTTAAAAGAAAAGCTCGAAAGCAGCAAAGGCATTGGCAACTTCCGCTCGGCGCATGTGGGCATGCCAACAGGTGATGTAGACAAGGTGATCAAGGTGATTCCGATCGGCGAGTTCGGTAATAAAGTCGAGATCACTAAGTACGCGAACCTGAGTGCCTCGGATGTGTTGGAAGCATGGCGCATCCGCCCAGAGCTGGCGGGGATGATGCCCGAAGGCACGGGCAGCAGCGGTGACTTAGGCAAGATTATGGAGCTGAATTACGAATATGAAGTGATCCCGTTCCAGCAGGATTTTCAGGAAATTAATGCCTACTTACCGGCACGCTTGCAGCTCAAGTTTAAGGAGTGGAAGCGTCCGGATCTGCCGAAGTAATCAGAGGTAAAGGCTGTGTTGCTTAAAATAAAATCCTATCAAGAACAATAGATTACTGTATGAAAATCACCTGCCCGCACTGCGCTGAATCCATGACCACGATCAATCGGCATAATCTACTGCGTACCCAAGATCAGCGCGACTTTTTCAAAGTCACCTTGGTCTGTCGCAATTGTGGCAGCCAAGGCACGGCTGAGATTGAAACGCGCATCACTGCCCTACCGCCACCCACTGAAACGACAGCCCGCGCTTGCATCAATTGATTGGACAGCATTGGACAATGTGCAATGCGCCACACCTTAGCCCTTCTTTGATCTAAAATCCCCGCCAAGCCTTATGGCAGCTCGCTTGCAGCCGTGTGAGTGGATTTTACTTTTCGCCCAGCTCGCGCTCCTTCGCGCCTGTCGCGTGCTTGGCGTTTGTGCCCGAAATTCCAATCCACCGTCCAAAGCCATTCACCCCCAATTCACCCAAGCCGCCTACACTGAACCCTTACTTTTTACCAATGCCCTGTCGTGAGGACAGCACATGAACCGCGAACTTTTCTTCAAAGCCTTGCGCAGCACCTTATTTAAACCAGGACTCAAAGCGCAAGCCGTCAAACGCCTCGACGCTATTCTTGATGAAATCCAAGCCGCCGCTTACAGCCACCCCTACGGCATCGCCTATACGCTGGCGACCGCTCACCATGAAAGCGACCAATTCAAAAGCTATCGAGAATATGGGGATGCGGCTTACTTCAAAAAAATGTACGACATTGAAGGCAGCCGCCCACGCAAAGCCCGCGAACTCGGCAACCTCAATGCCGGCGATGGCGCCAAATACGCAGGTCGTGGGCCGGTGCAAATCACGGGGCGCAACAACTACCAACAGCAAAGCCAGAAACTCGGCATCGACCTGCTCCAACAGCCCGAACTCGCCGAACGCGACGACATTGCTGCCCGCATTCTGGTACGTGGGATGCTGGATGGCGACTTCACCGGCAAACGGCTTAGCGATTACTTCACCGCGGAGACTTACGACTTTTTCAATGCGCGTCGGATGATTAATGGCATGGACAAAGCCGCCCTCATCGCAGGCTATGCAGACGCCTATTTAGCAGCGCTGATCGCCGCAAGCGAACCGATCAAAATCCTGATCGCGCTCAACGCTAGCGACACGCCCTATGCCTAAACTCCACGCCCGGGCTTATAGCGATTTCAAAGAAGATGCGCTCCGCATTGAAGACAACACCAGCGTGATTGGCTGCAACTTTGTGGATAGCGTGGCTAGCAGCGCCGCCCACCGCGACGCTATCCAATTGATTCCGCCCCACCAAGGTAAACGCCTGCAATTTGCCGGTGCTGAACTCTGTGGGGTGAAAATCTATGGCAATCGGATTAGCAGCAAGGGCAAGCTGCAATGTATCTTCATGAGTGATGGCATCGCGCGCGACTTGCGCATTATTGGCAACACCTTGAGCACCCAAGGCCAACACTACATCAGCTTGGCTGGGATGATGGAAGGCTGGATTGAGGGGAATATCAAACCAGACGGGAGCTACGCGCCGATTCTGCTTGATCCGGTGCGACTGGCGGGTGAGCAGAATGTGTATATCTTAAGCTTCCAAGATAGCCGCTATCGCTACCCACCGCTGCACGAATTGATTGATGCCGACACCCTCGCCGCGGGCGTGGTTTGCGACCGACGCGGCAAAGTGTTTGATCGAACGGCGACTTACTTAAGTGATTTTGACCTCAACGGCTTTCGCAAAGCCCTAAACCGCCTCGACACCCAACGCCCATTGCAAGCCCATATCAGCGCTATCAAAGCACTCGCGCTGCAATGTGGGAATCTTCTTAATCCCCTCTAAAACGGGGAAGCATTCAAACCTTGGAGCGCTTACCGTAAAGCGGAAAGCGACTTGTCTTAATCCCCTCTAAAACGGGGAAGCATTCAAACAAAGAA